CTCCTTACTTATTAGCGTTATAAAAGGCGTTTGCAAATCCCTGGGGTGTCATACTGCGTAACATTTTAGTTTTTTCTGACTTGCCACCTAGCTTTTGCAACCAACTTCCTTGACTGCAAACCCTGATTGGTTCGACTGGATTCCTTTTCGGCTCATTGAATCTTCCCCACAAGAGAGTTTTCTTTGTGTAGGGATCGCCATAATCACAAGGATTAAATATTAACTGCGGATCTCCTAGCCATTTTCTAAGTCTACCAACTGGGTTTTCTAGTGCCCAAAATGAAGGCCTGGTCATTGCTATGATGCGTAAACATGCCATTGTGATTGACATAGATTTAATGGTTGTTCCGTCCTGGTCCTTCCTATTCCAGTATTGCGCCCCGCTGACACTAAAGTCTGTACATACCGGAGCCGCTAATACTCCATAGACATTATCAGGTGGTACATAAGTTAATACATCATGTTTAGGCAAAGTAATAAGCCGGACGTCATATCCGTGATTTTTGTACGGCTTAGACCATGAACCAGTTCCTCCACATAAATCAAGGATGATCTTGTCACTATTCATTATTTAGCCTCTACAAGATGATACTTGCCGTCGATGTATTCGAGTAGTTGGGCGCTTGACTCGTTATCGAATGATTCTCTAGCATGCTTGAGGTTGCCGAACTCGTACTCAAAGGATTCTCCATCTTCAAAGACTTTAACGATAAATAAGTGTGCCATGTGTTTCCTCCCTCGTTTTTTTGATCTGATGTTATTATATACCTAATGATATGATTTATGCAATGTCATTTATCAAATATAGTTAAGTTTATTTTGTTTTTGTGTTGCTCTATAGAAGTAATGTTTTAAGAGTGCTATTAAGTTATTGAGTAGGAATGCATTGAATTGCTTAGTAGTGGGCTTAAAATAGCATTGTAGGGCTTGTTGTGGGGTATTAACGATTAGCTTCGACTAACTAATAAGATGGAAGGTGATTAAGTATGGGTGTAAAGTTGACAGTTAAGCAAGAGAAATATGCTCAAGGGTTATTTACTGGGATGACTCAAAGGGAAGCGTATAAGGCGGCTTATGATGCTGGGAACATGTCTGATAAATGCATTGATGAAGAAGCTTGCAAGCTATTTGCAAACCCAAAGCTCGCCCAAAGGATTGAACAATTACAGGATGAAGTTAAATATAGGAACATGGCAACAGTAGAGAGAGTGGTTGCGGAATATGCCAAAATAGCCTTTTCAGACATAAAAGACTTCCTTTCGTTTAAGACTGAGAAGACAATTGTGGACACTGATGACGAGGGAAATCCTATATATGGATACAAACAAATAGTAGATGCCAAATCTTCTGAGGAAATAGATGGATCTATGGTGAATGAGGTGTCTATTGGCAAAGATGGGACGTTTAAGTTCAAGCTACACGACAAAAAAGGTGCATTAGATATGATCGGTAAGCACCTGGGCATGTTTGTAGATAAGGTTGAAGTAGATGCCGCTCAAACTATCACAATCCGCATTGAAGACACTGAGTAATATATTATTTATAACTATTATATTTTAATAGTTGATATAATAGTGTCCTTCAGTGGTGGAATTAGACCTTTGTATTATCATTTAGAGGGTGTTTTGAGAGGTAATAGGCTGAGATCAGCCTATAGGTTGATTTTGAATGTGACAGAATTACCATTGTGTAACATTCGTTCAGTGATCATCCATTAGGACATGGCACAAAGCAAAGACTATTGGATATCCGGTAGCCAATGCCAAACAGATGATAGTTGTGCTAGATGGCTGTCGCTCTACACTACTAGTCATTACCAAGGATGAGTATTGTCCTTGTCCTGCTCTCCCTGCTCTGCCCTATGGGGTATGTCTGATATGCCGGACTGACCGGACACTAGGGGTAGGGGGACGGTACTAGGACCACCGAGGCATGGGGCCGGTATACCCATCGTATATATGTATACCTCTCCCCCTATCTCTCCAATGAATTCATCAACCATGAATACCTCATCCTCTCCTACAAAAACATAATCCACAAGTATATCCATACGAACACTTCCTAATAAACTCAATACATAAAGCATAACTCCAACATAAGCATGAACCCCAAAACTAAAGCAAAGCCCAATGCCGCATTCCAAATTTTGCGCGCTCAATTTTTATAGATTTTTAGTAATGCCCTTTGCGATAGTGAGGGGTGTTTGTTATGCGATGAACTCAAATCATGCGTACTCAGACGTAGTTATTATTGTGAGTCTACGTGATTAATCATTAATTATCTCGGTTTAAATGCCTAAAAGTGGCTTATATCAACGCTTTTGGTGATTTTAATTATTTTTTATTGCCTAATTTTACAGGTGCATACGATATTCCAAATGCACCTACGTTTTTGGAGGTGGTTTAGTGCATAAGGTGACTAATATTATTGATGAAAATGGAGAGATAGTTAATACGAAAAGAGCTTATTTTAAAGATATGTTTGACGAGGAAAAAGGTTATCTATTTTGGAATAAGACCGGATTCGTCAAGACGTTCCAAGATGTAGAACTTCCTAAAAAGATAACCAAGACTGACATAGCAAACTTATTCCTATTGAGTAAGAAGGTTTACTCCACTACTAATATGATTGGATACCGCGGTAATGGTGGCATAAGAGTGATGAGTGTCGAACAGATGGCAAGGGTTATCAGGGATACAGACAGACATACAGTTACCTTTTTAAATAGGATGATTAAGCATAGGATTATTGCTAGGGTAGAGGTGAAGGTTGGTGAGGATGATATCGTCACTCAATATTATTTCAACCCTATTTACTTTTTCTCATCTAATCGGTTGTCGCTGAATCTTTACCTGTTGTTTCAGAATGATTTGGAACCGTTTATTCCTGAGTATGTTCGGCAGAAGTTTAAGTTATTGAAACCTCAAACCCCTTAACCCCTTCTTTCAACCCCAAACCCTTGATTACAAGCCCAATTTCAGGAGGAAATAGCATGTCTGAAAACAGAGCGTGTAAAGTATTCGATCCAACAGACCCTACTTACGGCAAAACCAACTGTGCTTCATGCCGCGTATTCAACGGAACAACCTGCAAAGACGAACCCTATGTGATGGCAATACATGAACCCGCAACAATTATCCATACCGGATGGTGTAATAATGGCTAATTATAGATATTTCTATTATTGGAGGTGATGCCAATGCCCAACATTGATATACGCATAAGTGCTAAAGTGTTCAACAAGATATACATGCCATGCCTAGAGACTGATTTCCGCTATGAAGTATACTATGGTGGAGCCTAGCTGGATCGGGAAAGTCGGTATTTATAGCGCAAAAGTACATCTATAAGATGCTCAAGCAAAAGATGAATCTGCTAGTCATACGGCAAACTGGTGATTCTAATAGAGATTCGACGTTCGCCTTATTAAAGCAAGTTATAAACGAGTGGAAGGTTGATCACCTGTTTGTTGTCCGCGAGTCTGATCTTCGCATAACATGTAAGGCAAACGGTAACGCAATGTTATTTAAGGGGTTAGACGATGTAGAACGTTTGAAGTCCATAACCTTCTCTAAGGGCGAGTTGACTGATGTGTGGATAGAAGAGGCTAGTGAGGTTGAAGAGTCAAGTTTTAACCAATTAGACATTAGGCTTCGTGGAGGAAAACAGAAGAAACAGGTCATTATCTCCTTCAATCCCATTAACATAACTCATTGGCTCAAGAGGTTTGTCGATGATAAGCAAGAGAATAAGATGTCACTACATACCACCTACCATGATAATAAGTTCATTGACGACGAATACAAGGCTCTCTTGGAGTCGTACAAAGAAAAGGACCCTTATTATTATGACGTATATGCTTTAGGTCAGTGGGGCGTTTTAGGCAAAACCATCTTCAATGCTCACAAGGTCAATGAACGTCTAACCCTAGTCCGAGACAGATACCCGGTCAAGCAAGGTTCCTTCACATATGATTATGTGGGAGAGAGAATAGTAGAGTCATCTATTCGTTGGGTAGAGTCGGACGATGGATATATAACAATCTACGAGGATGTCATACCAGGCCTAACCTATGGCATTGGTGGAGACACATCAGGAGATGGATCAGACTACTTCATAGGTCAGGTTATAGACAATACATCAGGTAAGCAGGTAGCGGTCCTTAGGCATCAATTTGATGAGGACTTATACGCAAAGCAAATGTACTGCTTGGGTAAATACTTCAACTGGGCACTCATTGGTATTGAGACAAACTACAGCACATACCCGGTCAAAGAACTTCAACGCCTTGACTACCCAGAACAGTATATTCGAGTAGTAGAGGACACCATAAGCCAAACAACACAAAAGAGGTATGGATTCCAAACAACTAAGCTAACAAGACCAATTATTATTGCCGATTTAGCCTGCATCGTTCGAGAGCAAACGGAGCTTATAAACGATCCTGAAACCCTGAACGAAATGCTAACCTTTGTTCGTAACAAAAAAGGCAGACCCGAAGCAATGCCTGGTGAGCATGACGACCTTATCATTGCCTTAGCAATAGCCTACTACATCAGGGAACAAGGTATTATTAACGGCACGATCGTAGCGGCGGTAGCAAGGAATACGAATACAACAGTTAATCATGACTACCAAAACGGAAAACATTGGTCGGAGATAGAGGATGAGCAGGACGAAGAAGGAAGTTTCATGAAAGGTTGGGATTCCTAGATGGCATATGCAGAACCTTTTAATCGTTTATGGATGAATGACATTTACTATAAACCAAGGAGAGTAGAACTAAGTGAAAAAGAGTTGAGAGATTTAAGGTTATTAAGATCAATGGGAGTACGGGAAGCTAGTCAAAAACTGGCTGACTATTCCTTTAATAAGTATCTAAGTTAATAGGAGGTCCATCATGCCAATACCCCTAACAATCACAATATGCTTAACCTTAACCCTTGCGATAACAGCAGGGTCTTTTTATTGGGGTAAATACATCGGCATAACCCTAAAAACTTCTGCCGATAACCAAACTCGTATCAACCTAGCCACAAAGCAAATCGAGGAAATGGCTGAAGCGATCGAACAGCTTAACTATCAACTCGATAATGACAAAAGGGAAAAAGCAGGCTATCAACCACAGAAGCAAGGATGGGACCCGTCTAATCCTCTTAGCTCGGAAAGAAGGTGAGTAAGTGAAGGACAAGCCGATTGACATAATAGATGCCAATACTAACGTTAACGAATTAATCCAAACCGAAGAAGAAAAGAAACTAGCAATGCGAGTTCAAGAGCTATTTACAGCCTCTTATAATACTAAAAGCCAACTTAGAAAGCCTGATATATGGAAGAAGTGCGATGATTACAAGCACAACCGGCAGAACCCACCAAAGAGCGATATAGATCCCGGAAGCGTGACGAATATCATTCATTCCATCATAGAGGCGATGATTGCCGACTTGGTGGATAAGCCTATTGCTGTAGAAGCGAAAGGTCATGAACCATCAGACCATTTATTAGCCGAGCAATCAAAGCATATGCTTGAATTTGTGCTAAACCGAAACAGGATTAAGTCAAAGCTCAATCAGTCTGAACATGATCGGTTAGAGTTGGGAACAACAATATTGAAGGTATATTTCGACCACGACGCTTTAGGTGGCAGAGGTCTTCCGATCGTTGAACCAATTTCACCTGCAAACTTCTTTCCAGACCCAAAGGTACAGAGTTCTCACCTACTCCAAGAAGGCGAGTTCATGATTCACGCTGTACCGAGGCCGCTATCATGGTACAGGAAACAATGGCCGGAGCGCGGTAAATATGTTCAGCGTGAAATATCTGTGCCGTATAACCCTGAGATATTCGAGGATCAAGGGTCTGATGAAACCGAGTTAACGACTAGCCAAAAGGCGTTACTCCTTGAATGCTACATGAAGGATAATGATGGTTCCACTTACTGTCTACATGTGGCAAATCACATTCTGCTCGAAGATTCCAGAAAAGTTCTGAACGGTAAAAAGGTCAACAGACGTGATCAATTCCCCTTCGTCTTGATCCCCTGCTACATCCAGAGAGGGCAGATATGGGGTCAATCAGACATTGAAATGCTTATTCCAACTCAGGACATCATAAATGAGATGGACGATAACATAAGAATTACAGCACGCCTTATGGGTAATCCTCAAGTTGTTGTAGGGATGGGAGCCGGGCGTTCATTTGATTACCGCAAGTGGACAAACATGCCGGGTCTTAGAATACCAATGAGGGACATTAACGCTTGGCGCATTGTAGAACCATCTGGTGTTTCAGCAGACATTATCAATAGGCGTGAAAAGGGATTTCAGGAAGCGAACCTTATATCGGGGAGAACAGACTTAACCACTGAGCAAACCTATGGAGCAGTTAGGGCGGCAAGTGCTATTATAGCCGTTCAGCAGCAAGGTCAAAAAGGAGTTAACCATAAGGCCGAGATGTTCAAGACTGGCTGGGGAGAGGTTCTTGAACTCATTATGGATGAGATAATAACTAATTGGGATACCGAAATGTGGTTTAGGATTGAGGGGGAGAAACCGGACTTTAGATTCTATGACCCTTCAAGATTGAGTGTGGTTCCTCAAATGATTCCAGATCAAAGACCTGTTTTGGATGAGAATAACGAACCTGTCATTGGGCTTGATGGTCCCGAAATGGAACACTTCATCAAACCATTAGAGGACGAAGAAGGAAACAAAATGACAAGAGAGGTACAATTAGACCTCTCTTTATCTATGGGTAATGGCTTGCCAAGCGATAAGGCGTTTATGTATCAGACGGTCGTGGAGTTATCTAAGGCAATAATTGATGGTCGTTCGGTTATTACATGGAAAGAATTCCGCGAATACTTACGTTCCGAAGTCGGATTACCGTTGGATGATGACGTAAACATTCCCCAACTTCAATTACCTGGTATGCAGGGGCAACCTACGATTCCGGGACAAATACCAGGACAAATGCCTATTCCGAACACTGATAATATGAATGGCCAAGAAGGGCAGATGAATAATATTCTTTCTTCATTGCGAGGTGATGGTTAATGGCCAATGAAATGACAGCTCAGGAGGAACAATATTGGTTGCACTCGCTTAGTGGGGACCCCTTGATTGGGTCTTTTTTACGTACTCAGGGTATGTTTGGTGATCCAAGGATACGCGCGTTAAATCAACCTGTCTGTGGGCGATGTCAAAAACTTTCTTTGTGGCATGAAAATGGTGCTTTATGTCCTAGTTGTGGTCATTTAACCCCTAAAAATAGTAGTTATAAGCTCAAGACGCATCTCAAGGAAGGTTGGTATAAGTAGATGAAAGGTGGTAATTATCAATGGAATGTCCTGGAAAAGGTAAAGGAAAAGGTATGATGATCAGCGTAATGGTTAAGAAAGGTGGTGGCCCCATGAAAGGCAAGCCAATGATGGATGACGATGAATACAAAGCAATGCCAAAAGGTCCAATGTCTAAAAAGACTATGGCTAAGTCAGCGCCAAAGGGCAAGGCTAAGAAAAAGTAGAATTGGCAATAGGTAAAGGGTAGATGTATCCTGCGTTTACTGAAAATCTTTATCAGGTGATCAAGGATAATCCGAATATATTCAGCCAATTGACGAGCTAGGAATAGCTCTTTTTATATTCCTAAAATTGACACTCGGAAAGACGAGACGGGCGAAACGATGGGATGCCGCCATCAAATTATGGAGTGATTACATTGAAAAGACTTTTATCCATGAACTTGCAGAAATTTGCTGAAACGGTCGTAGATGTGCCTGACGACGAGGTGCAAACCACAGAAACCACGGAAGAAACTGAAACCGCTGAGACTACCGAGGCAGAGGAAACAACCGAACCTACGGAGTCTACCGAAGTTGAAGAAGACACTGACGATACCTACGAACTTCCCGAGCTGCCACCTGAACAGAAAAACGCCTTCCAGAAGCGTCTTGAACGCGAACAGAAGAAGATTCGCGATCAAGTAGAAGCTGAATCAATTGCAAAGTACGCCAAGCATCAAAAGATCATCGATTCCCTTGGTGGCGATCCTGACGCAATCGAAAAGGCTTTCCAGGAACAGGCATGGGCGAAGGAAGCTGAGGCTCAAGGGTACGCAAACCCCGAAGAGTCTGCATGGTATATCGGGCAGAAGAAGCAACAGGCCGAACTTAATGAACTCCGAGTCAAGGTACAAATCAATGAACTGAAGGACGATCCCCTTTATGCCGGAATCAAGGGTTCGGAGAAAGAGATTCAAGCATTTATGACTCGAACAGGTTCTACGGCTAAAGAAGCATACTGGGCAATAGGCGGAGAAGCCCGGGCGCAACAACTCAAACGAGAGGCCGAGCAAAGGGCAATCGTTAAGAAAGCTCAACCAAAACGTACTGTTCAGTCAGATAGTGCAACGGGTGATGCCGGGGCATTGCCTCCGTTACCTGCTGATATCGAGGTACAGCGTAGGCAGATGGGCATTTCTCATCAAGAAGCATTGGATCTGCTCGGTTCAGACTATGCCAACATTGACGACTATCGTAAACAAAAACAACTTAAACAGAAGAAAGGATGATATTAAATGGCACGTTATTTATATTCCGCACTAACAGGTACTAACGATCCGAAGGCGAGCACGCTTAAAATCGGAGCAAGTCAAACCATAGCGATTGGAGATGTCCTGGCGATTGATGCAACAACTAAGCGAGGCATTGCCGCGGTTGGGGCATCTACAGCACTATATGCCATTGCTGCAGCCGCAATTACCACGACTGCAAGTCCTACTTCTGCAGATAAGATTCCGGTCACTCTGCTCAAGGGTGCTGTTATCCGTATTCCGTTCATTACGACAGGGACAAAGAAGACCTTCGCCGACACTGATTTGTTTATCACAAAGTTCGACCTGAAGGACAAGGTATCCGTTGACCCTGACGATGTAACAGGAGGTATGTGTCACATTATTGACTACGACAATACCGCTTTGACCGTAGATGTCGTGTTCGACGATGCAAATTTAGTTTATTAAGAAGGGAATGATTACCAATGCCAATGAATACAAGCCAATTTCAAAACCTTTACTTGAAGAAAATAGATAAAACCTTTTTCGAGGCGTGGGATGAAGAGTCTGAGCAATGGTCCAGATATCTTAAGGCTGAAACTTCTAGCCAGAATGCTGAGGTAACTCAGAACTTCGCCGGAATCGCTAAGTGGTCTAAAAAGGATGAGCTCGCCAACCCAACTGAACAAAAGTTCAAACTAGGAGACATTATCACGACTACGCATCAACCGTTTGCCGTCACTGTGGTAATGAGTCGTGAGCAAGTTGACGATTCCAAATACAAAGAAGTGGAAGGTATGACCCGTGATGCTGGACATGCAGGACGGGAAACCCTTGAGTCTGAATGCATCGGAGTCCTTGATAATGCCTTTACTGTTAATCAGTACGACGGAGTTCCTTTGTGTTCTGACTCGCATCCTAATCGTGGAGATGCAGGGGGTGTTCAAGACAACCTGCATTCTGGCGCATTGTCGGACGCTACCCTGAAAACAGGATTAACCCTCTTCCGTCAGCAAAAGGATGAAAGCGGAAAGCAGATTCTCGCTCGTCCGAAAAAGCTTATTATTCATCAATCCAAGCAATTTTTGGCGGCTACTATCCTGCAATCTACTCTGCAATCCGGAACTCCTAATAACGACAAGAACGTCCTTCCGGCCCTTGAAATTGTTGATCTCGACTTTATGTCTTCTACTACTGCATGGTTCTTGCAGGGTTCTCGCCATGGATTGGTGCATTATTTCCGTGTTAAACCTGAGTTTATCCGAGAGAAGGAAATGCGCCAGAACGGTAGTTGGGTGTGGAATGGATACTTTAGGCATAGTACCGCAGTTGAGAATTGGCGCATGTTCGTTGGGAGCAGTGGTTAAAAAAGAATTGTCGTAGGATATGCTTGTTTTACCTCTTTCCCTATGGTATAGTTATCACAGGGAGGGAGGTAAATTATGAATTGCGTTATCTGTGAAAATCCCATTATAGACAGGAATTCCCGTAAATATTGCTCAGAAAAATGTGCAACAAGGGCAGAGAGTATCCACCGGGCAGAAAGAATTAATTCGTTAAGGGTAAAAGTTGTTAAAAAATGTGTTCACTGTGGCAAGGAGTTTAGTCCTCACGTTAGGAATAAGTTTCAAACATACTGTTCTCCATCATGCAGAAGAAAAGAGAAATTCAAAAGAGATAAGGAAACAGGTAAGTATAACTTCGAATACGCCAGAGGATATGCCAAAAAAAACATTAAACGTAAAAACGAGATGAACGACATATATCACGACCGAATAAGGTTTGGTGGAAATAAATATCCTGTGTTGGACCGAGATGGACAAAAATGTACTAAATGTGGAAAAATAAAGGGCTTAATAATTCATCATATTGACGGTAGCGGACATGATAAAAATCCAAACAATTCTATGGACAACCTAACAACTCTTTGTAGATCGTGCCATATGAGGCATCACGCATCCGGTGATAGAAATTATCTCTATAAGGAATTGACAGTAGAAATGTATAACTTAGCAAAAGAGGGAAGCAAAAGTTTGTTTGATATGGCAATAAAATTAAATATGCATAGAGACACACTCCGTAGGAAAGCAAAGGAACTTGGGTTAGCTACAGACATAAGAAGAGAACTAAAGCTTAATAAGTAGCAAAAATAGGAGGGGCTTATTCCCCTCCTTCTCAATGGATCATTTATCGAAAGATATTCAAAATATAGTTCATAATTTTTCATATTAACTTACTTCAATCTTTTCGTGTGAAATTCCACCTATCGCGCCCCTTATCATATATAATTGTATATTTTTTCTTCATCTTTGTCAAGAGCTTATCAAATGCGTCATCTCGTTGTTTGCTTGTTTCATATGCAAACATAGCAGATGTAATTTTATGTGATGTTAC